GCAATTTTACCCATGGGAGTAGAAAGGATTTTTGCCTTTCCATAGAAGTTATCACCTCTTTGCTCAAGCATCGTGATCTTATGAGAAACACGATCAAGGTTTACAGTAGGTCCATCGGGGTGACCGAGTTCTCCTAATGCACGACCTTTTCCAGTGAAGTTCTCGTTATAACGATGCACTTCTTTTGCTAGAGTTTCGACGGGATACATGCGACCATTACGGTTCTTGATTCCGCCTTGTAGAAATACACCTTCGATGTAAAGGGATTTTTTTCCACCCCTAGATTCGACGATAACGTCTACACTCTCTATTTCTTCCCTGATTAGTTTCATTTCACTATTGGTAGAGTCTTATATTTTATTTATGACTATGGACTAGTTATGGGGTTATTACTAGAATCATGTCTTTGGTAAGTACCCACACCAACTGCCTGATTATTTTCGTCGTAACGTTGATATGAAGCAGGAGTTCTAGTTCCGATACCTGCTGCACTATTATAAGTGTATGCAATATAATCAGCGTTAAAATCTCTATGAGTTACCGTTGACCAACCAGTCGTTCCACCAAGATATGAAGTTGTCGCATATCCTGGTTGACTAGAATCCTGATTATTGTCCTCATCATAGCGGACATATCCAGTATTGGCCATTAGTCAGTTTCCTCTTCTGGGGTTGGTTCTTCTGGAGTTGGTTCTTCTTCAGTCTCTGTTTCTGCAGAAGCTTCTGGAGTTTCCTCTTCTTCGGCGTCAGTTTCGACTTCTGCTTTGGTTGCACCGAACATTGAAGCAGCGACTTGTGGTCTTACTTCGTCAATGTTTGCAGCAGACTTCTGCATCAAAATGTCTTTCAAACGATCACTAACTTCGGATGCCGAAGCACCCTTAGCAATCATATCAACTACGTCATCCATGTTTTTAAAATAATAAGTAACTCAAATTATTTATATCTCGCCACCTTCGGGCATTTCTACGGACTTGGTATTTACTTCTGGTGTTTGTGGTGTTGCACCCAATGCAGAAGGATCAAGAGGCATTCCAGTCGCAGGATCTATTGGTTGATTTGGATCGGGAATAACTCCATCTTTAATTTCTTTTTCAATCTGTTTATCAATTTCAACAATTTCTTGGTCAGTCTGTTTGAAGACGTGTCTTCTTACATAATCTGCAGAATAATATCTACCAACATAAGGTTCAAGTG